TGTTGATGTCCGGTGCAAAGAATGGGCGGAACAGGTTTTTGGCGGATTGCCGCGCCAAGCTCAGGTTTCGGTGCTTGATGACCGTGTGCGCAGCTATTGTGATATGGGTGACGATGCGTACGAGATTGAGCGCATTATTTGCAAAATGCTTCATCCGTGGAAGCAGTTAGTAAAAACGCATTACTTACATCCCGGCAACGTTGAGGAGCGCTATAAACACTTGCGGATGGGTAAGGAAAAATATTACAAACTGCTCAATGAAGCACATCAACGCATTCATCTCGATCTGCAATCGGCGATGGAAAAAATATTTTAAAAAACTATTGAATCATCAGGACGCCGAGTGTAGTTTGTCCGGCATGATGTAGATCAGTGCGCCTTGAGCGTATAACGAAGAACCCGGCCCACAAAGCCGGGTTTTTTATTGCCCGTGTTTTATGTCCTCGCCAGGTCGCGATAGACCCTTTGCCCGGTTGCGATCTGTGCGAGGGCGCCATACTCCTGCTGTGATTGCACACCCGCTTCGGCGGGTTTTTTATTTGCGAGGCCATATGCCGAACTCCGAACCGTCGACGCTGATCAACCTGTTACTTCAGGTGCCGGGGTTTGGCTATATCTGGTTTCTTGTGCTGGCAGTTTGGGGCGGGACGGCGAGCTATATCAGCAGAATCAGAAAGCACAAACTCACGTTTTCGCTGATCGAGTTAATCGGCGAGTGGGCGATAAGCGGTTTCGCTGGCGTGATTACGGCGTTGGTGTGTTACTCGTTTCATTGGGACTTCGTGTTGGTTGCCGCAGCTTCCGGAATTGCTGGACACATGGGCGGGCGTGCTATTGGCATGCTGGAATACTGGCTTGCTAATAAAATTCCTTCGCGCAGTTGAATATGATTCCGATTCCCGGCGTTAAATATTTTTGTCTCGAGGAGTTGGTCGATAAACCGCTGATCGATTTTTACGGCGCAGGTGCATTGAAGTTCGTTGATCGCAGCATGGCCCTCTGTTTGGATCGCCTGCGTGATGCAGTCGGTGCGATCACGATTAACGATTGGCATATCGGCGGTAAATATTTCGAGTCTGGTGTGCGCATGCCGATGAGCGTTACCGGTGCGCGATTTAGTCAGCACAAGTTCGGTCGTGCATTCGACCTGAAGCCTAAAGCAATTTCGATCCAGCAGCTATATCAGCACATTACGCAAAACGCTGACCGATATCCTCAGATCACTGCAATCGAGAATCCTCTTCACACGCCGACGTGGTTGCACGTTGATGGTCGCTGGCATGAAGGCGACGGCATTATTTTGGTGGAGCCATAATGGACCCGATCACTGTTGCATTTGGCCTTGCGCAATTCGCGCCACAGATTCTCAAATGGTTAACCGGTAGCGATAAAGCTGCCGATGCGGCAGCGACCGTCGTGGACATTGCGAAGAAAGTAACTGGACGTGACGATGATGTCGTCGCTGCATTGAAAGCAGATCCCGCATTGGCGCTTAAATTTCGTCAGGCTGTTATGGATAACGAGGCGGATCTGGATAAGGCATATCTCGCCGATCGTCAGGATGCACGCAAGCGTGACGTACAACTCGCACAAGCAGGCGTAACGAATAGCCGCGCCAATGCAATGGTAGCGATGGATGTTATCGGTTTATTGTTTGGTCTTGGCGGTATGCTTTTGCTGGGCTACTACAAAGCAAAATATCCTGAAGCGATTAGCGAAGGCGTGTTCGGCGCGTTGCTCGCACAGCTGTCGACGATCACATCCTACTTCGGCTTGTGCCTACGTGATGCCCATCAGTTTGAATTCGGTTCGAGTCGTGGTAGCAGAATCAAAGATGATATTGCAGCGCAGCAATCGCAGGCCGCCAAATAATTTCATGGGTCCTCCCGCAGCTTTAAATATTGCGGGTTTGCAGCGCGCGGTTTTTTGACAGATTTGGACGGCTATAGGGGGTTCCGGCTCCGGTAAGTAGTTGATATTTAAAGCTGTCAAAATGTTGTCTGTCTAAAATTGCCCATATATTAAAAACACATAACGTTGTTTCGAGCGATTTCGCTAATGCCAACTCAATCTGAGATTGCTAATCACCTCGATATGAGTGAGCGCAACGTGCGTGAGATTCTCAATGGGCTTGGCTTGTCGTCACAGCGCAATTCGCTCGACGAAATTCGCGTCGCGTATATCCGAGATATGCGCGACAAAGCTGCCGGCCGTGGCGGCGAAAATTTTGCTGCGCTAACAAAAGCACGTACCGACGACGCGGTCGCATCGGCGCAACTCAAACAGCTGCAGATAGCTGAGAAAGCCGGGCAGCTCGTTCCTATGGAAGAAATCGAACCGCGCTTAACGGCAATGGTTACGGCGGCACGACAGGAATTGTTGTCGCTACCTGAAAAAATAGCTGGAGAAATTCGCGCATTGCATGGCATCGATGTTGATGCGCTGCTGATCGAACAACACATCCATGACGCTCTTAACCATCTCGCTGGAGACCTGCAGGGCAACGACTGCAGCGATGTTTCGGCGAGTGCGCGCAACGTTCGCACCGCCGCCGAAGATATCGACGACTGAGTGGGCGCGCAAATACCGCTATTTGGCGGCCGAATCGTCAGCACTGCCCGGTAAATACAACGTCGATTTAACACCGTGGATACCCGGCATGCATGATGCGCTGGATGATCCGCAGATTTACAAAGTGGTCTGCATGAAGTCGGCACAGATCGCATGGACCGATGGAGTAATTAATAACTGGATTGGGCGAATTATCGATGTCGATCCGAGCCCGGTGATCGGTTTATTTGCGAAAGCCGATGCGGCAAAAGAATACGCGCAGGAAAAGTTGGCGCCGATGGTGCTCGCAACGCCGCGACTCAATGAAAAGATGGATGTTGCGACCAGCCGTAAGGACGGCAATCGTGCATTGTTTAAAAAATTCCCCGGCGGATTTTTAAAACTGGTCGGCTCGAATAGTCCGAGCAACGTTAAATCAACGCCAGCGCCGCGTGCGTTTGTCGAAGAGCCGGACGACGCAGCGCAGAATGTTGGACAACAGGGCGACTCGATTAAGCTGCTCGAAGAGCGGATGAAAACCTATCACCGCCGAAAGTTGGTATTTGGCGGCACCCCGTCGATCAAAGGGCTTTCCGCGATTGAGGGCGGATATTTAATATCGGATCAGCGAAAATTTTTTGTCCCTTGTCACGAGTGTGGCAAAGAGCACGTGCTGCATTGGGATAACGTTAGCTGGTTAGAAGAGCCAGGCCGCAATCACGAAATATATGGTGATGGACTTCCTGAATCGGTCGTGTACGGATGCCCGCATTGCGGTTGCACGTGGAACGATCACCAAAAAAATCGCAACGTAAAAAATGGCCATTGGGTTGCTACAGCGGAATCGCGTGGTGTCGCTGGATTTTATATTAACGAAATTTATTCGCCGTTTCCCGGCTCGAAACTAGCGCGACTTGTCGAGCGATATCTGGAGGCGCAGCACTCCTTAAATCTCGGCGACGAAACCGACATGATCGTTTTCGTTAATTCAGCACTGGGCCTGCCATACGAAATAGAAAGCAAGGCGCCCCCGATCGATGATCTGCGTGCGCGCTCCGAGGATTACGAGGAACTCACAATTCCTGTCGGCGGCCTAGTGCTGACGGCTGGCGTAGACGTGCAACACGACCGCTTGGCAGTAACGCTCTGGGCCTGGGGCCGAGGCGAAGAATGCTGGCTGGTGTATTGGGGCGAGTTAATTGCAAAAACTCAAACCAGCGACAAGAACGATCCGGTGTGGGAAGAACTGGACAAAATGTTATTCACTCCGCGTAAAACATCGCGCGGTTTTCAAATAATTCTTGCAGCCGCATCTGTTGATTCTGGTGATGGGCAAACCTCCGACACAGTTTATTGGTACTGCCGCACTCGCCAAAAACGCGGCGTGATGGCAACGAAAGGCTCGTCGGACGATTACGGACGCCGCGAAATATACAGCTCACCGCTGCGAGTTGATCATCGCAGCCGCACCAAAACCAAAGCAGATAAACACGGGCTGCAGGTTTATATCGTTGGCACGCATAAGGCGAAGGATCTGCTGATTAGCGATAAAGGGCGCGTTACGCTGCGCGGAAGCGGACCGGGCCGAATGCATTGGTATCAAGATGTGCGGCAGGACTTTTTTGAGCAGCTTACGAGCGAAGTAAGAGCGCCATCAAAGCGCGCGCGCGGTCGCATGCAATGGCAGAAAAAAACCGGTGTGCGTAATGAGGCGCTGGATTGCACGGTGCTGGCAGCGCATGCAGCGCGTGCGCTCAAAGTGCATGTGTGGGGCGAGGCTAAGTGGGCGGAAATAGAAAACGGGTTGCAGCAAGTTGATTTGTTCAATGCACCGGAACAACCAGCCCAGCCAGCGGCAAAACCGCGTGCCGGTGATTGGATTGGCGAAACTGAGGGGTGGATACGGTGAGTATTGCAACTGACATGGTAGCGCTGTACGTAGCAGCGGAAAAG